TTGCCCGCGCTTATGTCCTCCCACCGTCTCAAAAGAGAGACGGCCTCCCGCTTTTCACGGCTGAGAGATGAGGTTGTCAAGGTCGCGATGGTAAATCTCCGCCCATCGGCTACGGGTTGGATCCGTAGGCTTTGCGGTTCCCGTGACGGTGGGAGCCGTTCGACTGTTTTCGGGGCTTTTGGTTCCCCTCCCGGTGTAGATACCGGGGAGCCTCAAGAGGTGAGGCCGTGTAACTTGAACTGTCAACAGCTTATCAAATCTGATAGGATATGTCGATGTCCTTATCAAGTATCAAATATGTCCTTTTCGGGTATGTGAAAACCTGGAATTCACTATATAACCGCGCTTTTCCCGGTCTCCCCGCCTCCCGTGGTACTTTTCCCCGCCTCCCGGAGCATCTCCCCTATATGGAGGCTTTTCGAGTCTCTGAGAGCATCTCCCGGAGAGAGTGAGAGGAGAGAGGGTAGAGGGTCTGAGGATACTATGAGAGGGGGGAGTTGGTAGGAGGGTAAAGCGGGGAGAGGGTGACACGCTGCAAAAACCCTATTACCTACCGGGCAGATAGGTAAATACCGGGCGCGGTGGGAACTCCCCGAGAGGCATCCGTTGCAATTGCAACTATTCGTTAAAGTTTAGTTTCACGAATAGTTCCTCTGACGCGTCTGAAGGCCATTTTCCGGGCTCTTGGCTATAGGAGGTATAATTGACCGGGATACCCCGGAAAACGTCGATATGACCCATTCTGACGCTTTACAGGGGCATTTCTGCATATCGCACTATCAGAGGGCGCGGCTTTTCGGCCTTTTCGGGGTCGTTTTCGGGGTCTCAGAGGCTCCGGGCGGGCGGTTTAACGGGGTAGACTGACCTACTGCCGAGGTAGGCCGGAGGGGTATATCAAACATCCGTTCGAGCGCCGTAACCCACTAAATTACACGCCAAAAAAGAAAAACGACCTTCCCCAATCGGTATATATAGCAATCGGGAAGTCCTCTTGAGGGAATTCTCATGAGGTGAATAGGGTGGGATTTGGCTTGACAGGCTGGGTGACCGGTGGTATGATGTCTGATGCGGACGCAGTTGTGCTGATCTGCTCCGCGTCATCTTGTTTGGCCTCTCATGTATCACCCCTTGTGAGGCCGAGGCTGCCTGGTTCGCTCCCGGGCAGCCGTTTTCATTTTCTTGACAAATTTATGCTTGACTTTTTCCTATCAAATATGATAGAATGCCGACAGGAGGAAACGCTATGTTAAAGAACAAGGATTTAAACGGAGAGATCCGTGCGATTATCGAAGAGCAGCATTGGAATCTGACTGCGCTGGCAGACAGAATGGGGATGTATGACAGCAATCTGCACCGTTTACTGAAGCAGAACCACATGAAAGACAGTTTTATAAATCTGTGTGATGCTTTAGGGTATGATGTAGAGGTAAAGCTGGTCAGAAAGCGTGGGAGATACGGTAAAGAGGAGCCGCCTTCCGGCTTTGAAGGTCTCACGAAGAAGCAAGCGGAGGATCTCGTGGCTAAATTACAGGCATACATCGATTCAAAATGATTTTCACCTCGCACAGATTATTACTATATGATATACTATGAGGTGAAGCCACGAACCTCCGAATGGGGAGCCGGGTCGGTAAAACGATCCGGCTCTTTTTTGCCCGACACGGGTCGATTTTCATATGTTATAATGATACCAACCCGGGGTGCTGTGCCTCACCATAGCGCCCCACTACTCTTTTCGTGGATGACATTCTTGTTGTCATTGCGTATTCTCCTTTTGTGGCGGTCATCGCAGTTGCGGTGACCGTTTTTCTATGCATTTTACTGTTACGAGCGTACATATAGTGGAACAGTATCCACCACATCTTGAACATATCATTTTTTACCCCTTATATTGCACCCAAATATATAACGGAAAGAGCGCATATGGACGGGCAACTTTACAAGGTCATGAAAACATACCTTGCCACCGGGCGTTACCGTGAAGCCTACGACTGTCTGACGCACTTGTATGAAGACGGCTGTTCCAGGAGTTTGGTCTTGCAGTTCCGTGCAGTCCTTAAGAGGGCAATGCTGGGTGGACTCGCGAACGAGGGGATCTACAGCATTTTACATGACACTTACGTTCTGACTGCGAAGGACAGCTTCGATGACTTCATGATCGCCCTGGAGTGGTACCGTGCTGACGAGGACAAGTTCTGGATTGTCCGGCGTGAGCAGCTTCTGCCTGTCTGCGAAGCATTAGAGGCGCTTTTGTCCGATGACCTGGACGAACTGTTCCTGTCGATGCCGCCGAGAGTGGGCAAGACAACTATCGTCATGTTCTTTTCCATATGGTACATGATGAAGTTCCCGGACAAGTCGAATCTGTACGCCTCGTTCTCCGAGACCACAGCCAAAACATTCTACAACGGTGTGCTGGAAGTCCTTATGGACCCGGCTACATACGACATCGAAAGCATTTTCCCAAAGAACAAAGTAAAGCGCACAGACGCTAAAGACTTACTGATAGATATAAACCGAAAGAAACGATACGCCTCCCTTACCTGTCGTTCCGTGGACGGCAGCTTGAACGGTTCCTGTGATGCGGAAGGCATCCTGATCGCGGATGACTTGCACTCTGGGATAGACGAAGCAAGGTCTAAGGACCTGCTGATTAAGAAATGGGAGACTGTCCGTGCCAACTTCCTCTCGCGTAAGAAAGGTACGGCTAAGATCCTTTGGATCGGAACGCACTGGTCGCTTATCGACTGCATTTCACAGCGTATTGAAATGCTTCAGACTTCCCCGGAGTGCGCTCACATACGCTACAAGGTGCTCAATGCACCGGCATTGAATGAAGAGGACGAGTCTAACTTCGACTATCTCTTCCATAAGGGTTTCACCACGAACGATTTCAAGACCATCCGTGCTTCATATGAAGCTACGGGAGACATGGCGCTGTTTTTGGCCCCGTACATGGGGATGCCTATCGAGCGTGAGGGCGCTGTCTTCTCCCCGGAAGACCTTCGTTATTACAATGGCGAACTTCCACCCGAAGAGCCTGACCGGATCTTCATGGCTGTTGACCCGGCGTGGGGCGGCGGTGACTACGTTTCCGCGCCTGTCATATACCAGTACGGTGATGATCTGTTCGTCCATGATGTTGTGTTCAACAACGGTGACAAATATGTGACCGAACCATTGGTAGTGAATAAGGCCATAGAGAACAATGTAGCCGCCATGTACGTAGAAGCGACCCGTGTTACATCGGGGTATGCGGAAGACTTAGACCGCAGACTGCGCGAACACGGTTACCGGCTGAACATGATAAGCACGACAAAGCATTGGTCTTCACAGAACGGCAAGAAACAGCGGATATTCGATAAAGCCCCGGAAATAAGGGAACGGTTCATTTTCCGTGAAACATCGAAGCGTCCGAAAGAATACACCCAGTTCATGAACAATCTGTTCTCCTTCACCATGGAAGGCAAGAACAAGCACGATGACGCACCCGACAGTCTCGCTATGGTGCTGTATAACACCACCACGCAAATGAACAAGATCCAGCTTATGAGCAGACGGTCAATAGGAGCATAAGATGCCGAACGAAAACGAGAACCTCATTGAAGAATACGAGCTGCCGGATGATATTCGGCTGTTTGGACGCAGCGTAGTGTACACGCCCGAGGACGAGATTACAGATGAGAATGTGATCAGAGTGGTGAATGCTGCGCTGTATGTCCATGCAAAGAATATGCGTGAGGAAGAATATCTGTACTGGTACAGACGAGGAGTGCAGCCGATTCTGCACCGTACCAAGACGAGGAACACCTTCATTCTTAATAAGGTAACTGAATCCCATGCGGATGAGATCGTCAGCTTTAAGAACGGATACTTCTTGACACAGCCAGCCACCTATATCAGTCGCAATGACGGAACACAGGAAGATGTTGACAAACTCAATGAGTATCTGTACCGCTCCGGCAAGGCTGATGCGGATAACGCAGTTGTGGACTGGTTCCATACCGTTGGTTTCGGATACATCTATGTGCGTCCTACTGATGACCCGGATGTACCTTTCAAGGCTTACGCATTAGATCCGAGAAGCACTTTAGTGGCACGTTCACTAAGACCGGGGAATGACCCGATATTCGCCGTCAGTCTTGTAATTGCTGATAACAAAGTGACTGCGGATGTGTACACGAAAGATACGGTCTATCGGCTGAGTTGCGGTGCCTACTACGGAAACGGTCTTTACATCAACGCCTATGAGAAACCCGAACCGTTTGTGACAGCTATCAGCATCGAGAGCAAAGAAGCGAACACGCTGGGTCTCATTCCTATTATTGATTACCACTACAACACGACCTACATGAGTGCTTTTGAGGGTGTCCTGTCGCTGTTGGATCAGATCAATAACATCCAGTCAAACCGTGCAGACGGCGTAGAGCAATTCATTCAGAACTTAATGGTCATCTACAACGCCATGCTGCCGGATGACACGACTGCGGAAGACCTAAAGAAACAGGGTGTTCTGTTCCTCAAGTCCACTTCGGAACTGAAAGCTGATGTAAAGATCATTTCCGAACAGCTTGACCAGTCTCAGACACAGATATTCGTGGATGACCTCATGCGTAGGGCTTTCGCCATCTGCGGTATGCCAGCACAGGCTACTAACAGCGCCACCTATGACACGACAGGCGCGGCAGTTCTGGCAAACTTCGGATGGTATCAGGCAGACGCTTTTGCAAGAAATACAGAGGATCTGTTTAAGGCATCCAACAGGAGATTTGACGAGATCATCCTTGCCATCCTTAAACGGAAGAAACTAATCGGTGACCTCGCACTCTCTGATTTTGAATTGAACTTTATCCGTAACGAGACTGCTAACAGCCAGTCCAAGGCACAGACCTTGCAGACATACCTTGCCGCTGGTATGGCTCCTGAATTGGCATTTGCCAAGTCCGGCGTATCCAATGACCCGGTTAAGGATGTGCTGATGTCAGATAAGTGGCTGAAGATGATTTGGGGTGATCCCGACGCACCGAAGCCACAGGCAGAGGCAGAGATCATCGAGGAAGACCGTGGAGTAGATGACACCGGCGGTGCAGTATGATCCTTCCATTTGACGAACTGAACAACATACAGACTTTGCTTGAAGAGGAGTCCTTCGATGTGACCGTGGACGGCAAGACTGTCAGACGGTTCAACGTGGATGCCTGTGTGGACATCGTACTGGACGCACTAATCATGGCTTATGTGTACGGTGTGGATTATGCCAATGAAACATTAGGCACGAACATACCGCCCACGAAAGAGGCTATGAGAGAGGCGATATACAAGAAGGTGGCTGACAAGGACTTTGAGCAAAGAGTCCGAGAGTATGCCGAACAGGGCAAGCTGCCTGAGATCATGCGAGTTGTGGATACAGACATGACACGCATCTTCAACGAGGGAACTCTTGCAACAGGGAACAAGGCCGGAGCGAAGATGAAAACGTGGCTAACCATGTTGGATGATAAGGTGCGTGACACGCATTCATATCTTGAGGGCGTGACTGTTCCTATAGACGCAGAGTTCTACACATATGACGGAGACCACGCCCAAGCACCTGGAGACTTTCTCATGGCAGAGAATAACGTGAACTGTAGGTGCATTTTAGGGCTTGCGTAACCGGGAAAGAAGGGGGAATGGACTACAAGTACAAGGTCAGCGTTATCGTGCCTGTGTACAATGCGATTTCGTACATTCAGCAGAGTCTCGATTCACTCGTGAATCAAACTCTCACCAACTTGCAAATAATAGTTGTCGATGACGGAAGTGATGACGGCTCTGCTGAGTTTTTGGATCTGTACGCTGAACGGTACGAAAACGTAACTGTTGTGCATCAGCCGTGTATTTCACAGGCCAATGCCGTGAATCGTGGCTGGAAGATGGCAGAGGGAGAGTACATCGCAGAGTGTGACGCAGACGATTTCGCCTCGCTCATGATGTACGAAAAACTGTATGCGGCAGCCACTTCGCTAAGGTATTTGGAAAAAGCAGATGTGGTCAGATGTGGTTTCTTCGGAGTATGGGATGACGGGCATCTTCAGCCTAATCCGCTGAATGCACCCGATGATATGTTCTGCGTAGACCCTCATGTACTGCCGCCCGAAAAGATGGGCTATGTCTTCGGGAAAATGGTGCTTCTGCCAGCCGGGATCTACAGACGGGAGTTCATTGAGGAAAACAATCTGTACTGGCGTGAGGACGGTCAGAATTACGAAGATACCGCTGTCAGCTTCAAGATCCGAATGGCTGCACATGATTACCGCTTCGTGAATGACATCCTTTACTACTACCGCAGAGGTAATCCCAATAGCGGCTCTTCCACCATCAAGGACGAGTTCGCTATATGTGAACAGTATGACGAGATCGAGCGGTACTGCAACGAGCATGACTACCCATTTATGGAGTACATGAACGTGAGACGCTACTACGACTATATGTGGAGTCTCAGCCGCACACCCGAAGAGCGTCAGCATGATTTCCTAATGAAATGCATGGAAGATTTCCGCAAGCATCCGGCAAACGGCAAATACTTCAACACCCGTGAAGATTTCGCTAATTACTGCGCTATCAAGTACGGTGTATGGCTTGAAACGGGGGTGAAGATCCAATGATGCTGTCAATAATCGTCACCCACTACAAAGAGCCGTGGAACATCGTAAAACCGCTGTTTGACAGTCTCGCTCTGCAAAGGGGCATCGACTGGAAGAACATCGAGATCCTGTTAGTCCAGGACGGTGAAGAGGGAGCCTTAGAACGCAGCCATTTCATAAGCTACGGTTTGCCGATAAAGATGCACACGATAGAGCATGGCGGTGTGGCAAAGGCACGGAATTATGGCCTTCACTCAGCAGAGGGTGCCTATGTGATGTTCTGCGACTGTGACGATATGTTCTGCCAAGCCTTTGGTCTGAATATGTTCATGACAGCCATGAAAGACAAACCCGATGTCATTTCCTGTTCGTTCATCGAGGAATCAGATTACAAAGAGTACCATCTGTTCCGACATGAGAACGATATGTGCTTCGTTCACGGCAAAGCGTTTAGGACACAGTACCTCTACGATGCTGGCATCATGTTCCCGGTGCATATCAAAAAGCACGAAGACGGTGCAATGGTTCGACTGGCGTTTCTGCTGACTGACAAGCAGATTTATATTTCCACTCCGATTTACACCTGGGTCTGGAATCCTGTTTCCGTGATGCGGATCGGCGGTGTTGATAACGAACTGGTGGAGTCTTACCCGGAACTGATGAAGTCAAGACTGTACTTCCTTGACCAGCTTGCTATTCGCCATATGGATGACGAACTGAAGACGCAGACGGCAAAGATAGTGTTCGACTGCTTCTATGACTTTCAAAAGGATGAGTTCGTAGACCCGAAGAACACCGAACTGGCGCAGAGAGACGCAAAAGCCTTTGCGGAGATCTACAAGAAGTACAAGGATGTGTATCTGTCAAATGACGCAAGGGAACTGGCAAAGCTGGCTAACAAGGCACG